TTAAACTTATTAATAAAGTATATTTGTCCCTTACCAGTAATCTTAGGTGTTTTAGTAATACTTGTATGACCATCTGGATGTACTCTTGTACCTTCTTTTATTTCTATAACTCCTAAATCTACACTTTTTTGAGTTGGTGTATTGTAATCCTCACCTTTGCGTTTTATTAAGTAACCATTATTTCTTAACCAGTCAAATAATCTATTTTGTCCTGTATCAATTCCATTCTGTCTAAGCAACTTTGCTAATTCTCCAACTAGGATTGAATTGTCAGAAGATGCTACCGAATCAGCAAACAGTACTTTTGGTTGCTGTAACTGAATTACCTTATCTTTTTCTTGATTTTCTAATTGTAATTGTTCTTTTTCTTCAACTTCTATTAATAACTGTTGCAATGCTTCTTTATATGTAGTTGGTAGTTTAGGTTGTTGTTTTTTTAACTCTTGCTCCATTTCTTCAAACTTAGTTACATAAATTGCTGTAAATATAATTCCCTTTTCACCTGTCATTTTATTAGCTACCATGTCACAACCTTTTTTAGTTAATAAGTAGCAAGGTTGAATTTTATTTTGAGTATTTATATAAGTACTTTCTATGAAGAAATCTTGACTCTTCAAATTTGATGAGTCCTCTAAAATCTTCTTGTATCCTCTTATATCTCTTAACAAATTATCATGCTTCTTTTCTATTAATTCTGCTACTTCTCTACTCTCAACTAAGAACTGATTATTTTGATTGATTATTGTTAAGTCATTCATATCCTATACCTCCTTTGATATTTTTGTATTTCTTGAAAGTTTTAATTTTAAAATAGCTTCATATATACCTTCTAACTTTTCCATAACATCATTCCAAACTTCTTCCTCATCTTCATCTATTACATCATCTTCAACTATGTCTATGAAATCATCTTCTTTTTTTAGATAATCTTTGATTTCTTTATGTAATTTCAAAGTTATACTTGAAAGACTTTTCATTTCTAGCTTTGGTAAGAACATTACTCCTGCTTCTGTAGTCCTTCTCACATGCTCATAGCCCAGTAAATTATTATTATAAATAGAAACCATCTTTGCTACTATTTGATTTTTTGGTATCCTCTTGTCGTTCTCGTATGCTCTTAAACTCTCTACTGATATATCTAGTAACTCTGATGCTTTTTCTTGTGTAAGACCAGTATTTTCTCTGCTAATTTGGTATATATTTTGGTATTGATATGACATTCAGTTTTCCTCCATTTCATCTTATAATTAATTTATAAAATAATTTAATTAATTAAATCTGTTATTTCTATACCTAATGCTTTTGTAAGTTTACATAAAACATCTATTCTAGGATTATATTTATTTTTTTCTAAGTCGCTAATTGTTGTTTGTGCTATGCCAGTTTTTTTACTTAATTCAATTTGAGATAGAGAGTTACTTTTTCTATAATATTTGAGCTTATGACCTATACACATTAGCCTCACCTCTTTTCTTTTATTAACTATATATCGTTAATATATTTTTATTATAAACCCTTCTTTTAACATTGTCAACGTTATATCGTTAATTATTTTTAAAAAAATGTGTTATTATTTATTTAAACGATTTCACGTTATATATGGAGGTTTATTATGTCTTTATTAACAGCAGTATCCAAACGAATATTAGGATTATGTCAAGAAAATGACATTACAGTAAATAAATTATGTACAATGGCAGGTGTTACTCAATCTACAATAGATAGTATTTTAAAAGGTAAAAGTAAAAACCCTGGTATATGTACAATAAAAAAACTTTGCGATGCTTTAGATATAACAATTATTGATTTTTTTAATCACTCTTTTTTCAAAGATTTGGATATTGATATTAATTAACATTTGTTGAGTTTACTGAATAATTGCAAACTTTATAATTCATTTGAAGGTGCTTATAATTAATAAGTATCCTTTTTTATTTTTGTATTAAATCAGTATTCTCTCTACCTAATTGATAAGTATTTTAGTATTGATATAACATTTAATTTTCACCTTCTTTTCTGTATAATAAAATATAAGTTATCAATTAGACGTTTAGTCCATTTTATTATTAAAAAAAAGGTCATCTATACTCTCATTTGGAAATGCTTTTTTAAATTTGCAAAGAAAATTATAGCTTGGATTTCTTCTTTCATTCTCTATCTTTGCATAATATGTAGCTTGCATTTCAAGTAATTTAGACATTTCGTCTCTTTTTTATTTTTTTTGGACATTATGTGCTAAACTTTTTTTAAGTGAGGTGATTGAATTGGATTTTGGAGATAGAATAAAACAATTAAGAGAAAATATGAATTTGAGCAGAGAAGAACTTTCAAATAAAATAAATATAAGCTATTCAGCGTTATCAAAATATGAAACTAATAATAGGTTTCCTGATAAAGTGACACTAAATAAAATAGCCGATTTTTTTGATGTATCTACAGATTATTTATTAGGTAGAAACAAAAATATTTCAAATGAAGAAGATAAAGAAGTAAAAGAATTAGTTGATATTATATATAAATTAGATAAGGAAGATAGAGATGCAGTATTAAAGATACTTGATTCTCTAATAAGTAAACATAAATAGCAAAGACATTGATATAACTAATCAATGTTTTTTGCTATTTTACATGAAAAATAAGAAGGAAAATAGAAATAACTGTAGAAATAAATATATTAAAAGAGTATTTTAGATAGATATGGATAAAGAGGGTGATAAAATTATGAAACCAAAACGTTCTAAACTGCTATTAATTTCTGCAATTATAGGTACATTATACTCTATTTATGTTGTTACCTACTTTGCTGGTGTTGGTGGAGAAGGTGATGTTGCTACAGCAATAGGTGGAGCTATAGCTACTGCATTAGTAATGCCACATATGATTCTAGTAGTATTAGCAACTATTTTTAATTGGCTTGGCTACTTTGGAAACAAAAGAGGGTTTGCTTTAACTGGTGCTATACTTTATACGGTAGCTGGTGTAGTATTCCCATTATATTTAATGTTTGTTATTCCATCTTTAGTTTTAAGCTTTGTCGGGTTTGCTAAGTTAAAACAAATAATAGCACTAAATAATGCATAAGATAAAAATACATTGGCATAAAGTCAATGTATTTTTATTTTTAATAAATATATATACCTTCATCCCTTATATTTTTTTCATAAATTTCTTTAATCATTTTTGCAAAGAGTTCATAATCTTCTTCATCCTTTATTTTCAACTCAATTAAAGATAAGATGAGTTTGTCTTTTTCATTTTCCATATTACTATCCCCCTGTTGCAAGAACTTACGTTCTTATTTTTAGTTAAAATTTCCCAACAAATTTTAATAAAATATAACTATGTATTTTCATTTCTAGAAATGTTTTTTAATTATTCGAAATTTTCTTGGATAATTATCTTACTTACATAATAATACTTTTGTTAAATATATGCAATAAAAAAAGGGGAATTGTAACAAAAAAATCGAAATTTGTAGACAGTTGGTAATTTTTTCCATTCCTGTGTATTATTAATCGTCTTTTTAATTATAATTTTTTGTATTTTCTTGTTTATATAATTATTTTTATAATATATTTTGTTTTATATTTACATAAAAAAAGTTACAATAAATAGAAATCTTCTTCTACTCATTGTAACTTTTTAAATTCACCTCTTGTTAATATAAAACCATGTTTAATTTATTCCATCTAAATCCCAAGGAAAATTATCTGGATTAGAATTATCATCTGTATTATCAACGATATCATCTTTACTAATTGGTCCAAAACTATTTATTATATCATTTATGATACTTTGCTCTATCTTATCTATATATTTTTCATCTGAAATATAATCTTTTTCAATAGTGTCACTGTAGACCACGTTAACAACTTGGTCTATTACATCTATTGACAAATCCCCTATGATAGTTAACTCTTCTGCTCCTTTTAGTACAGTTTTATTACTATTCTCACCAACTAATACTATAGGTGTATATTTAGCAATAGTGGAACCAACAAGTGCATACACTAAATCTGTTCCACTTGATATATAAAATTCTTTTACACCACTATAGAACTTATTTATTATCTTTTTATTGGTATCATACCTGTCTGTACCACCCAATCTAGTTGAATTAGTGCTAGTTACTAAACTATCACTCATTGATGAGGTACCACCTATTGCATAACTTTCTATTCCAGTAGTATTAAATGGTACACTTTTACCATTAGTTAATACTATAGGTGCTTTATCTCTAACAGCTACACATGCAACACTCATTGCATCAGGCTCGCCTTTAAAAGCATTAGTTAATATAACTTTATTTACTTTATTAATAGAATTTATTTCTTTTGCTACATTATAACTTGTTTTTATTCTATCACTACCTTGAAGTCTTTTAACTTCTATATTCTTATTTTTTAAAATATTTTCAGTTGATTTATCAATAGAACTTTCTCCACCTATTATGTATACCTTTTTAGCTTTTTCTACTCTTTTAAGAGTTACATTTGGTATATCATTCTTTTTAGTCAAAAGGATTGGTGCATTTGTTGCTCCTGCAAGTCCACTCGCACTTAGCCCATCAGCCATTGTACTATCTGCATTTATAAGTATTGCAGTAGTATAATT